ATCGGTCTGATCGGCTGCATCCAGTCGGTAGTAATTTTTTCGGGGCTCATTTTATTTCTTCTTTCTCTTGTAGTGACTTGAAATGTTTCAGCGTCGCGCTTGGAGGTGCGAGCTGTGAGATCGGTAGAAGGTTCGTGTCGTGAGTAAAATATCTGCCATTCGCGACCTCGTTGCCGTCGGGATAGTGGCGCATCATCGGCGATCCTTGAAGATGTCTCTGAGAAAGCCTCCAAAATTTATCCCAAGAGCATCCACCAATGAGCCACACTGCTTCAGGTTTGCCGGCGACATATTGCAGATGAGTGAAGAAGATGAAGTCTGAGATCTCGGTCTGTTCACATCTTGATTCCATGAGGACTCGATAATGCTCTTGAGGTTCTGTCGTGACCTTCTGAGTTTTGACTTCTATCGTCTGGCCCGTGTACAGCTTGAGGTCTGACGTCAGGTCAGCGTTCTTGAACACAAGAAGATCGTTTGTCCAGCAGTAGTCAATGACAGCGATCTCGCCGAGCGCGCCGATCATCCGACGCTCAAGAGGCATCGGTTCAGATCTGGGCAGTTTCAGCATCGGCTGGAAAAGCTCCTCCGCTTCAGCGATCAGACGGTCGGTGACTTGAACTCGAATCATCAGAACGCTTCTCCATCAGTCATTTTCTTTGACTTCAGGTCAGCGACCAGTGACTCGAACGCGACACGCCCATCAGGAATCTCGCCGGCATAACCGAGAGCGCGAAGTAGTCGTCTCTGTCCTTCTGATGCCGTCCAAGGTTTAGCGGTCGCTGGTTGAGTCTGACGATTCTGCACTTCTTCGAGTGAGGCCATCTTCGGGAACGACATCATCAAGCCCGCCAAGCGTCCGAGACAAGAGGTGGACGCGTTCATCTGCTCTGAATCGCGAGTAAATGCGGTCTTGCCGGGGAACGGCTCATAACAAGTCGCTTGACATGGAATCGGATCGTCGGGAGTTCGCCATCCTTGCATCGTGACCGAGATGAAAGTCTTGTCGCCGATCGTGACGATCTCTGGGCGATGCTCCTTGATACGGAGCTCGGGCCACTTCGCGAGTAGAGCTGCGAAGCGTGTTGGTACATCCACATAGTCACTGAGGTTCATACTTGACCGCTTCCTCGAATCTGTTGATCGTGGTCGTCATAGATCCGAACGGATCGCTGTCGGGCTTATAGAAGCCGATGAGCTCGTCGTAGAGATCTGAGGCCATACCTTGCCACCAGAGAATTCTCTTGTCTCGTAATTTCAACCGAAGCTCAAGATCTGCGATGTGCTTTTCTTGCTCACGAATTGTCTGAACCATACCGTCGGGGTCGTTCATGGATAATCCTTCCTAGTGGGATAATCCGAACCTTACATGATCGGTCTGTCAGAGATAAGCATCCCTCGTCGCTGGTTCTCCGAAGTGCCTCCCCATATGCCCGGAAGGGATCGAGGCTCAAAGGTAAGCGCATACTTGAGACAGTCCTCTATCACTGGGCAGGATTCGCATACAGCGACAGCTCTACGAAGATCACTCCAAGCGTTCGGGCCTTGCTCAGGGAAGAACCAGTTCACGGGCAGATCGCGACACGCTGCTTCTTGTTGCCAAGTCAGCACGAGATACTCCAAGGCTGCCATCCACAGAGACCGTCCTCCTCACGTGCATTCCACAGAAGGAATGCAAAACGAAGATTTGAGGATGGGATCGCCATATCGTCAAGTGTCCAGCCCATCTCAGCGAGCCACTCTTCGTGAATCTGGTTGATCTGAGTGAGCCCGTGATCGCCTGACTTGTCATTCACTGCCAAGGCTTGACAGCGCGATTCTTTCCACATGACGCGTCCGAGCGTCTGAAGAACTTCGGTCTCATTGGGCCATCCCATCTCTACAGCGAGCGGGAGCCATTCTTGACACTTAGTGTCTGAATCTATCTCGGCGAGCTGTACAAGCGTCGTAGTGGTCTCTACGGGCTCATCGTAGATGGTCGCGTTCTCTTCTGCGATCTGTTGAGCTATCTCAGCGTTACGGTCTGCGATCTGCTCATCGCTCAGAGGCACGATCTGGATCGTCTGAGGGACCGAGACGATCGGTGGATCTATGTTGCCGGCATCATTGCCGAAAACCACCACCAGACCAAAATAACCAAACGCAACTAACGCTAGGAATTTGAATGGATTCATATTGCCTCCAGTGTCGGGGCTCAGCGGTTGCTGTGCTCTATTGGCTGGAACATCTGACCGAATCTAGGATCCGATGTCAAGTCATTAGGCGAAGATTCGAGCGAACGCTTCCTCAACCAGTTTTGGGGAATCTGCCATGAGAGGCGAAATTTCCACGTGTACCCAATCGGCCTGAGGAGTGCCGGCATTTCGGCTGATCGTATATTTGAGCCAATTGTCGCGCGAGGATCGGAAGCCAGCTCCCCACTTGTCAGTCGGGAACGGTACGCCTACACCATCGTATGAATGAATCTCTTCAATGTTCAGATCGTCACGGTGAGCGAAAAGAAACTCCACGAGTTCCTTCCGTTGGGCTTTTGTTCCTTTGAGATCTGTTGCTCGCCATGTCGCATGAACGCTCAGCTGCGGGCCTGATCGCATCGGACGATTCGCATAGATACCAATGTTTTTTACGCCGAACAAGAACTCACAGAACTCTACGAATCGCTTCGTCCCTGCTCGAGGTGTCGGATGGTTGCCGTCAGCGTTACCTGTGTACGGTCTAGCTGTCATTATCTTTGTCCTTGTCCTTGAGGCCATTAGAGGCGAGAATTCCTGAGAGCGCTCCAGTGAGGAAGAGCATCATCGGAGACAATAGTGACCATGCCGATTCGTCATTTGGTGACACTTCTAGTGGTTGCACGACGAAGAGCAGTCCGTACAGTAGCGAGGCGGTGCTGAGAACGAAAGTAGCTGAGAGTGTGATGCCGACGATCAGGATCAGTCTGGCTTTGATCTCGGAGTTAGTAAATTTTTTCACGGGTTACACCTTGCCGATGATGAATGAGTTGTGCAGTTGTCTCGAGTTTGGTCGTTGCATGAAGTGACGACAAGCATTAGACCGATGGCGAGAGCTGCAATGACTACTAGTGTTTTCATGGCGTATCTGGGAATTCGGCGGTTGGGCCTTCGGTCCATGTGGCTGGGAAGTCTCGCAAGGCTTGGCGGTAGGTTTTCCATGCTTCACGGTCACAAGTCGCGTCTGGGAGTTGAGTCCAGTCGGAGTCTTTGAGCAGTTGATCTCGAATCATTCGCATAATTTTTAAGTTATCGTTTTCATCGTTTTCTAGTTGATAGATCATGCTGGGCCTATGTCCTCTACAAGTATGAAAGCAGTACGGGTTGAATCACGAATTAGGGCTGGCGCGCCTGTTGTAACACTGACTTTCGCGCAACCGACGACAGTGACTGAACCAGCTGCAAACGTGTTATTACTAATACAGATCATTCCAGCTTGAGTCAGTGTTGCCGCTTCTTTATATTGAATAGTGTTATTCAACACCGTGCCAGTTGCATTAGTTTGTCTAATTGTGAGCGTGGTGTTAGACAAAGGTGTTGCAGTTTGTGCTTGTGGCTCAAAATAAGTGATCTTGTAGTAACGACTTGCGACCGCTGTAAAGGTGGCAGTCATGCCGGTCGCAATAGTTTCAGTTGTCGTTAGGGTGTAAGTAGTCGTTGAAGTTGCCAATGCCATCACGCCACGAGGGAATCGGTTTTGTTGTGCAGCTGTCAAAACAAGTCCAGCGGTGAAGTTCGTGTTCGGGTTGATAGCCATGAATGCTCCTTTACCAGCCGAGGCGACTGGTATCTAAGATACCTAATGTTGATGAGTCAAGTGTGAAGAACTGATAGTAGGTAGCCGGCGAGAAATACACGGTGAAGGTCGTTTGGTCTAGTGAGGCGTTTACTGTGATTCCTTCAATGGCGACGAGAACGGTCGTGTCAGCTGCTGCTCCGGGGACTCGATAGACGAGATCCCAGAGTCTTTTCGCTGATCCTCCTGTCCCGTAGAACGCGATCAGAAAGTTTGTGAGTGCTGTCGTGTCTTGTGACAAGTCTTGGAACGTCAGTGACCATGTTTGGGCTTCAGGATCGGCTTGGCTACTTGATAGCCATTCTGCAAGTCCAAGAGCTTGAGTCGTATCAAAGTCCACTGTTGAGACTGACTGCTGAGCGTTGCCGTATGCAGCGAGTGAGGTTGAGTTTGTGGCGGTCTGTGCAGCGAGTCCGTTTGGAGTTACGGTCACGTTATTCATGAAGTTCAGGCCTGCTTTATCGTGACCGAACGCGAAGTATGAGATCGCTGTACTGCTTGCAGCGTTTCGAGTGAAGCTCATCCCAGAGACCGATGAGGAGACTGAAGATCTGGGAATCATGTTTGTTTGGGCTTGATAGAAGTTGAGCAGTCCTTTCTCGGTCGCGTCAATCAAGTTCAGATAGTTCAGCATTGAGCCCGAGTAGGTGATTCCTGCAGCTGTAGATGATCCTGCTCCGGAACCTTGCAAGTCGCCGATCTGGTAGGGAGCTGTACGCCACAGAGTCTGAAGCTGAGTGATAGTTGCTGCTTGAGCGAGAGTGACGCTTGAGACGACATTGCGACCGTTACGGGCGAGCACATCTACGAGGGCGACTGTGATCGTGGAGAGTCCAGTGTTGCCGGGGTAATCGTTGAAGTTGATGTCTTGGAGCCAGAAGTACTGTGCCTCTCCCGAGTCGGCGTCAAAGATATACCAGACCGAATTGAATGTGAAATACTGCGCGACATCGGTCTGATTCTTCAAGGTGACATTCAGTGTGCCTCCGCTGTACTGATCAAGATAGTTCTGTCGGCCCTGCGAATATGAGAACGAAAGAACGCTTGTACTTACATCAACAAAAGATGGAGAGGACCTACGGAGCGACCAGCTGATCTTCGGCATTACATCGCTCGAGTGTTGATCGGCAACGGTCCAGACTGACGAACGTACTGCTGCAAAATACGGAGAATCTGATTCGGATCTCCGCCATTGACATTCACGTTCACTGTCGTATTACCGCCGATTCCGCCGGCACGATTCAGCGGTATGACTGCTTCTGGTCCTGCCTCGCCGATTAGGGCGACTGTAGGAGACATTACGATTCCGCCAGACGCTAAGCGAGGGAGGCTGACTTCTGGTACTGAGTCAAAGTTGATCCAAGGGCCTGCAGCTTTGTCGATTCCGTCAAGGATGATGTTCAGGCCTTTGATGGCGAAGTTGAGTCCTCGTTCAAGGTTTGAGATGACCGCGTTGATGACTCCCTTGAATGCTCCTCCGACTCCGTCAAAGATCTTCCCTGCAAGATCTTTCAGACCGTCAAAGACTTTGATCACTGAATCTTTGAAGAAGAGGATCGCTGACAATGCGAGTCCGAACGGTCCTGTAATGATCGCGAGGATGAGTTTCCAGTTGTTCGTTACCCATGAGATGATCGCTGAGAAGAAGCCGATGATGTCGTCCTTGAACTTGATGACGACAAGAGCTGCGATACCGAACGGTCCGGTAATGATCGCGAGTAAGAGTTCCCAGTTGTCTTTGATCCAGTTGAAAACAACTTTTACGGCTCCCCACATGATGTCGAAGCCTGCTTTTATGCCGTCGATGGCTTTTCCGAAGATGTCGAATTTGACTTGTAGTGCGATGAGGGCTGCGATGACTGCGAGGATGACGACTGCACCAGTGGCGACCCACAGCGCCGAGAATGATGCTGTTGTTACAGCGTTCACGGCAACTGTGACCGCTTGGAGTGCATTCCATGCTGCCATCGCTCCATTCACTAGAAGGACTGCTGTCGCGATTCCTGCGATCACTCCTGCAATGATGACGATCACGGTCTTGTGATCTTGAGCCCAGTTGCCGAATTTCTGCAGAGCTGGGATCAGCTTCATGGCAAGCGGTGCGATGATCGCTCCGATGGACTCCTTGAATTCGCCCATCTGAATTCCGAGCGACTTCATTTTGCCTTGAGTGGTATTAGCTGCAGTTGAAGCTTGACCAGAGAAGGTCTTGCCGAGAGCTGCGAATACTTCGTCGGTGCTTGCTCCGCTCTTAATGAGTGCAGCGAGTTCTGGACTTAGTTTCTTCAGTGGTCCTAGTTGCCCGTTAAATGCTTTTGAGAGGGCGTCGGAGACGGAACCGAGATCTTTTCCTGTACCGGCAGAGATGTCTAGAGCGAGACCGAGGAGGTCTTGAGCTTTTGTGACGTCTCCAGTGCCTCGAACGAGTTTGTCTAATGCTGGGCGTAGTTCGTCGTCTGCGACTGCTGCAGCTATTGAAGTTTTGGTGATGAAATTCTCTACCGATTTCACTTGATTATCGGTAGCGCCTGCCGAGTTCTCAAGTGTTTTGGCGAGTTTTGCTGCAGCGACTTCGTCCTCTGCGAATGCTTTTACTGACGCGACAGCGACAGCTCCGAGAGCTGCGAGAGCGAGGCCTGCCGGAACTGCTGCTTTCTTGATGGCGAATGCTGCTCTCTCGCCGTTCGTCTCTAACTTCTTGAAGTCAGCGATCGCACGATCTATTCCTTTCGGATTCCATTCACTGACAATCGGGAGGTTGATAGCCACGAGTTATCTCCTCACTATGTTCTGCTCAGCTTTACCCATGACTTCAATCACGATCTGTTCTACTCGGTTCATCGTGTCCTCAAGGTGACGCTCTCCACCAGCCCAGACGAAGCGTGATGGGCCTCGTCCAAGTTTTGTCGTGAGTAGTCCTGCAAAGTTTGGTCGTGCTTTCAGAGGGTTCGTGTTGCGCGTCTGGTTCGGTCCTCGTCCAGCCATATCAGCCATGCTGAGAGGTGCTCCCTTAGCGGTGATCTTTACGACAGCGAGAGACTCGAATTCTGCACCTTGCGCGAGGTTTCTTTTGCGGGCCTTACGCGTGTCTAGTTTCGCGACGACTTTCTTCTGCTGGTTACCTTGCCATCCGGTACGACCGTAATTGTTTCGGAAGCCTCGAGTCGGTCCCGTGATCGGGATCGTGTCACGAATGCCAGTGAGGATCGGATCGCAAGCCGCGACGATGTCCTTTGTGATCTGTCGGCGAAGCATGGGATCAATCTTGTTGATCTCCTTGAGCGCTTCTTTGAGACCGTAGTAGTCGATCCCTATCTCTGCGCTCATTGTTGCTTCCTCTGCTCGTTGATGATCTGGATGCAAGTTGCCAGATCATCGGATTCGAATGTTATGTCAGGAGGCCAGAATCCCGAAGCGACGAGCAGCTCTGCTAGTTGCCTCCGGTGGCCTCCTGCGTAGGGACTGATGACTCGGTCTCCACAACTTCTAGATCTTCAAGTTTTTTGATGAATTCATCAAAGGAGATCGGCACTGTATGACCTTGCGTACGACTGGCCTCGTAGGCCATGTACGCGAGATCTTCCATACCGATTCCGTTGGATAGGTCGGATGCTCGGCGCTTCATTTTGCGTTCCCATGAGATGATGACGAATAGGTTCGTCTGCACTTCGTAGGTCTCGCCGTCTGTGAGCTTGACTCTGAGCGTGAGTTTCATGTGTTCTCCTTAGTCGGGGTTCGGATTACCTATGGTTTACGGTGTGATGTCTCGAGCGTATGTGCCACCCTTGAACATTGCCTCGACTACTGACAGTTCGCCGACCTTAGTGTTGATCGGTGTCACTGATTCCAAGTAGCAACCAGTGAGAGTGTACTCAGGGTTGGACGCTGTTTCCGATGTTCCCGAAGGGCTAATGACGATGGTGGAGATTACGCCGAACATGGAGTTCAAGTATGTTTCAATCTCGGTCGCGCCATAGCTCTGATACAAGGTGAGCGTAAGCTCATTCGAGTAGAGGCCTGCAGTAAACGTGCGGGAAGTTTGACCGAAAGCAGTATTTTCAAGAGCTTCGGCCTTTAATGTCAAAACCGCTGCTGAGCAGTGATCGGTCAGCGCCATCGACGAAGGGCTTGTGACATTGACTGTCGGATTTGATAGGTATGTGACTGTTGCTGGCATGGTTTTGTCCTTTATACGCGGCTGGTGCCGATTCTAATTGTGAGGTCGTAGGCAGGAAGTTCAGCTGAGCCGATCTGTGCGATCGTGGGCCGTCCTGAAGTCACTGCGAGTGTGGAGTTCATGAGTTGATCAACGACTCCGAGTATGTAGTCCGTAGTGTCTTGGTTGCCGGGTGGCGCGCCCAACACTCGGAGGTCAATCGTGATATCCGCCGTCTGGTTATTGAACGAACTGAAAGTAGGAAGCTCAATGAATACAGTAAGAGGTCGAGCGTTCCGAGGATCAGTGACCGGCACAAGGCCGAGAGCGGTGATCGTTGCTGAGACAGCGTTGATCGTTTCGGTGAAGAGGCCTGCCATCTCATGCCACTTGCGATCTCTTGATACCGAGAAGCTGGTTGATTCGGCCCATAGATGCCACTGGTGCAGAGACCGTCATATCTTGA